GTCTATGTACCCTTCAAAATTCCACTCCATAGGAATAAACAAATTATACAATCCGCTTTTTGTTTGACCGTTTTGATTTCTGTTTTTTACATCAGAATCATAAAATAATTTTTTGAAATTTTCACCACCCTTATCTAATGCATTTGATGTAGAACCCATCATACATTTTCCAATAATCTTACTACCTAACCTCAAACATGTTTTCGTTACATTCCAGTTGTTAATGATATTGTCAGGTTTCAACCATTTACCAGATTCATCATGTATTAATAATTTTAATTTTTCACCATCATAGCTATTGTCAGCGGTATTCTTCCAGTCTATAGTGGTGTCTAATCCCTCTAACTCTTCCTCTTCAGTTTCAAACATATTTTTTTTTGTAATTTTAGAAGCAGGTACTCTATAAGCTAACTCTGTTTTTGGTCTATCCATACCGTCTTGTATGGGTTTAAAAAAGAAAGGATAGTTATTTGATATTGGCACAACTTTATCAGTAAACATTTTTTTAGCATCGGATCCTGTTTTAGAAAGTATGCCTATTCTTGCATCCTTGCTGATTGTAGCAGTATTAACTGCTTCGCAAGAACCCATAAACGAAAAGCCTGAACGTCTTATTTTTAAATAACACATGCCAAAACTCCTTTTGTCAGCTTTGCATGCTTCCCAAAAAATATAAAATATCCTGTTTGCTTCTCTGAACTCAGGTTTGCCAACATCTATTTTTGTCCATTGTAAATACATATAGTGAGTGCCGGTAATATAGGTAGGAAATCCGTTGTTGTAGAACCAATAACCCTCTTCTCTTCTATCAAATTCTGTTTCAATATAGTCAACCCATTCATTTTTAAATTCAGTAGTCATTTCATGCCATTGAAATATGGAACTAATTCTTGACAAAGCCTTTGGATATTGCGAAGCTACCCAATATTGATCTGTTGTTTTTTTAGAATTTTTGTGTATTGTTTGAGGTTTTTTCGGTAACCCTATGAGTAGGCCATTGATATTGTATATCTCTCCCACTGTTCCGTCTTTACTTATTACCACTAAATCGTGGTTTGGATTGTAACCATATTGCCAAGATTTATGCTGATTCATTTTCAACATAGATTGTTTTGACACGTGGTTTTTTACAACAGTATATAATTTATTTTGATCGTCTTTCTGCAAATCCTTGTCTTGATTTTTCTTCTACTTTTTCAACTCCGTTTAACAAATCTTTTTCTAATTCAATTCTCGTAAGTATTTCAAATGCATCAAAAATAGCTAGCTTTTTTGTAGCTGCTGCATTTTTTAATCTGTCTGCAGCTAACTCATCATCTTTGTCATACTTAATAATATCTTCCTTTGCAACTTTTATAAGTTGTGCTACAGCTTCTCTACCCGCGCTAATTATTTCTATTTTTAAATCTTTTGATGATTTCATAGTACCATTGTTATGTTATTCCAAAACATTCTGTAAAGCTTTTCTCCATTTATATAAAAAGGATATTCACATTCAGGTTCAAAAACCACCTCATCATTTTCTTTTACACCTAGTTCGGTTAGCTTTGAATTAGTGTATTTTATTATACCAACAAGAGGTTCTTCCTCAATAGGCTTCATAATAATTGACTCCCTTACTGGCACTGGTTTTATAAAGCAATACTTAGAATGTGTTTGCCATTTACCGTTGTGATAATACATATAAAATTGATCGTAATCAATAAAAAATAAATCGTCTTTGAAAAAACTCCTGCCGCTTTTTTCTCGACCTTTCATGTCATAATATATTTTAAATACATTGTGGTGTACCAATAATACATCTCCGCTTTGTATTTCACCAGTATAATTTAAAGGACAGCTAACTACCTCGGCAAATCTGTTAGATGCAGTATGGTCTTCTTGAGAAACGCTTGTGTAAAAATCAATACCTCCTATGTTTTTTATATTATCATATCTTCTACCCTTAACAGGTTTTACAATAAAATAGTGTGGGGACTTCATTAAAAGTTTATATTATATTCAATAGCCATTGGCATATTGGAATTAAATTCCTTCCATAATAATACTTCATTATTTTTTTCAATCCAAATTTTTATTGAATTATTCGATAAGTCTTGTTGGATTAAATGTATTGTGTAGCTTCCGTTTAATATAGACTGGCCTACTAAGTAATGCATAGAGCTTGACTTATAGTCAGCGCCTATGGAGATTTTTCTAATGTCCATAATAAATTAAATTTTATTTAACTATCCCTATGTTAAGTCTACTGTTAAATCAGCAGTGTTAATAATTTTGTAACTTATATTATAAAACACATTACCGTCTCCAGCTACGGAGTTTTGCACTGTAGTAAAGACCACTTCTCGATCTATTGCGGGTCCATTGACTGAGTCAAATATATCCGTCGTATACCTGTATGCATCTTGACCTCCTGTTAAAGTTAAACTGTTAGCTAAACTGGCATAAAGAAGGCCAGTAGCCACATCTCTGTATCTAACTTGTGCTATTAAATAATTTGCGTAGTCGACTGACACAAAATTATATTTAAAAAGCACTGAGTCAACATAAATAAGTTTGCCTGCTCCGGGATCAGAAATTAAAACTACCGGTGATGTAGCGGCATTTAATATTTGTGCTGGCCCCAATGTGCCTTGAATCATTCTTGTTCCGTCTGCTAGCGGTAGAGATGCTGAATTGTTAATCCATTGAGTGGCAGTTCCAGTAGAAGATAATATTTGACCTGCTGTACCTGCTGCATTGGTTGAATCTAATATTGCTTTTTTTAAGTAAATATTTTCTTCAAAAGTAACTGGCCCCCAATTTTTTATTGAAATAGTTGGATTAGATTGATTCAAATGTAATACTGTTGCGCTATCAATACTTAAGTCTGAAGAAGAAGAAAGCGTTATTGTACCGGTAATAGAACTAAATGTTTGATTCGCATTAGTGGTAGAAGTAAAACTTGTTCCTGAAAGACTAACCGCTCCTGCATTATCAGATAAAGAGCTATCAGTTAATGTGTCAGAATCTGCCCACTTAGGAATTTTATGAGTTATTCCGCTACCATCTACTACACTTTTCCACTGCACCGAAGTGCCTGTACTCGATAATACTTGTCCGGCCGAACCAGGTTGACCACCTACATCTTGCACAGTAGAATTAAACCTAGCGTTTTCTTGAAAAGTCATGGTTCCATTTACAACAGCCGAATCGGTTACTGCGTTTCCTATATGAATCGTGCTTCCTTGTAAATATGTATCATTAGCAACGATAACACTTGTGCCGTCATCTGTAATAGAACTATTTCCTAAAGACTGTGTTCCTGTCCATTTAGTCAAAGTATTTGTAGTACCAGAGCCAGAAAATATATTTTGATTATCAATTTCTTGCCATACTGTACCATTAAATATAGCCCAGTCACCTGTTTGCCAGCTGTTATTTCCATCTAAGTTTGTGGTACCTGGAGTCCCTACAATGTAATAATACCCTTGAACTCCTACTCCTGATGCTAAAGCTGGGCTATTTGCATTTGCATCCCATGATCCTTGAAAATTTAAACCGGATGGTAACTGATCTATCCAGGTTACTCCTGTTGATGTTGAGGAAAGCACCTGACCGTTTCCACCGGAATTTCCACTCCCATCTTGTACCGTAGAATTAAACCTAGCATTTTGTAAAAATGTCATTGTACCATTAACAACAGCTGAATCTGTTACCTCATTACCAATATGAATTGTGCTTCCTTGTAGGTATATGTCGTTTGCCACAACAACACTTGTTCCATCATCGGTTATAGAGCTGTCGCCTAACGTGTTGCCGTCAGGAGTCCATTTAGCTAAAGTGTTTAATGTGCCTGAACCATCTACGTTGTCAATCCAATTTGTTCCAGTGCCTGTTGAAGATAAAACCTGCCCTGATACACCCACGTCTCCACTGGTATCAGCGATGGTTCCGGAAACCGATAAGTTTCCTGTTAAAGTAATATTGCCTGTTAAGTTTATGTTGTTGGTAGCAGTGTTTCCCGCCGCTAATACCTCTGCAAGAGTGTCCGCTGGAATTACATCAGCAATAGACTGCAATGTAAAGTTTACGGTCTCGTTGCTATTTGATGTGTCTGTGCCTATTACATAATCTGAGAGCTGCGGTGCAACTGTAGGGTAGGCTATTAAATTACTTATCTTCGCCATCTTCTGGTTTGTCTTTTATTTCGCCGCTTTCCAAATTAATAACTACGTTGTCACCGTACTCTTTAATTAACTCAGCTTCAAAAGACTTGAATTCAGATGTAAGAACATCTATAGCGCTTAACACTTGATGTTTTCTTACCTCTAAATCTCCAACTTGCTTATGAAGCCTGGCAAAATTTTGGTTTAATTCTTGAAGTTTACTTAAATGTTCTTCGCTTACTTTTTTTACTTGTTCACTCATTTTTATTGTATTTAATTATTATTTTATCAAATTTACGTAATTTATTTTATTTATGCATTTTCTAATGCTGTAACTTTAGCTGATAATTCTTGCACGGCTTTTACTAATACAGGAACTAATCTACCATAACTAGCTTCTAATTTATCAGGATTAGCATCATATACTAATCTTAAGAAATCATCATCAACAGCTTGAAGTTCTTGAGCGATAAACCCAATATCTTTCATACCGTCAGTTGCAGGTTTAATTTTTGTTTTTTCTCTTGTTTCGTTTACTACTTTATTACCTTCTTCGTCTTCTGTTTCTTCAATTTTAACATCTACATAATCTATTTCTCTAGGATCCCAAACAAATTTTCTAGGTTTTAAAGAATTAACTAAATCAAGACCATAATCACTATCTTCTATATCTTTTTTATCTCTTTCATCTGATAACGCAGATATTGAATTTTGCTGACATCAATACTGTTACACTTGCGTTACCTAATACTATTTCATTGCTAACAGCTGTTCCAGATATTTGAGCGCCATTTCCAATACAAGTATTGTTATCACCACCTGATGCTGTGTTATTAGCAGGGCCACTTTGATAACCTAAAAACGTATTATAATCTCCATTTGTAAATTCAAGTCCTGCTGCATTACCAACCATTGTGTTGTACTGAGACAGCGCGTTTATATCTTGACCTGAATTGGTTCCAATACAAACATTGTTTCCTCCTTTAACTTTGTTACCAGAGGCTCTATATCCAATATGTACGTTAAATAATGATGCATCATTAACAAAACTTTCACCACCAATTTGTCTTCCTATGTAAACACCATATTGTATGTTTTGTAAAACTCCACCACTACTGTAATCAAATGCATTAGCACCAATAACAACTGTAGAGCTAGTGTTGGTATCTAAACCTCCTCCAAACACGTTGTGACCGATCCAAACGTTTTCTTGACAGTTACGGGCGTTTAAAGCAGAAGCTGTATTTCCTGTACCAATTATTACATTTTCTCTTGCAAAAGTACTAGTATTACCTAAAGTGTTTTGTAGCCATCTACTACCCATTACTATATTTTCGCTAAATCTATTAGCACAAGTAGTCCAGTCTTTAACTGCTGGTGCTGGGCCTGGGCCAGCAATTTCAAAAGCATAAAAGTCTTGAATATCAAACGGGCTTTTAGCTAACCAAGCATCCATATCTCCCATAGGATAACTTGTAGACCAAACTCCTCCTTTTGCTTGAACATTAACACCAGTTGGCCATTGTAGTTCTGCTCTGTAACCTTTGTGCATTTCTACTGGAAAACCGCCACCACCAGAAGAATCAGGTACAAATTCACCTGATACTGTTTGTGTGCCTGTCCATCTAGTATTAAAACCAAATACAGGTGTTCCTGTTTTTTCTACTGATCCAGCGTCAAATGCCACTGTATCAATTACGTCTTGCATTGTATAAATCTCTCTTTGAGACTGAAACTCTGCTGATCCTCTGTCAGTTGTGTCCACACTAGATGATAGTGTGTGAAATTTTTGTGCTACTGGAATTATTGCCATAATTTATTATTTATCTTGTTTGTTATCTAATTGTTCTTTTAATTCTTGAATTGCTTTTACTAATACTGGTACTAATCTACCGTAACTTGCTTCTAATTTTTCCGGATTTGCATCGTATACTAATTGAAGAAAATCATCATCCACTGTTTGAAGCTCTTGAGCAATAAAACCAATGTCCTTACTTCCTTTTTTTGAACTTACTTTTTCTTCATACTCAATTACTTCCTCTGAAATAACATTGCCTTCTTCGTCAACTTCTGCTGGAACACACGACTTAACTACTTGTTCCGCTCTATTATCCCACACGAATTTCCTTGGCTTTAAAGCCATTACTGTGTCTAGTCCTTTATCTAAATCAACTATATCTTTTTTATCTCTTTCGTCGGACAAAGAAGTTATAGAAGTAACTTGACATCTAAGGACAGATATACTAGAGTTTCCTAACGTAATTTCGTTTGAAACAGCCGCGCCGCTCGCGTTAGCAAAGTTTCCTATTACAATATTGTTGTCTCCTGACAAAGAATTAAATGCAGCACTCCATCCAATAGCTACATTTTCGCTACCTGTTATACCGTATCCAGCTTGAAATCCTAATGCATTATTTTTTTCTCCACTAACAAGTAGTCTTAAAGATGTATTTCCTACAGCAACATTTCTGCCTCCACCTACTAAATCAAGTAAAGCTGTATTTCCTATAGCTGTATTGTTGCTGCTGCCGCTAACATTAAATAAAGAACTACCTCCAATACCTATGTTTAAATTACCAGTGGTAGCATTTGCTCCAGCTTCTACTCCTAAATATACATTACCATAACCTGTTGAAATATCTTCTCCTGCTTTGTATCCTATCGCAGTATTTTCTCCACCTAAAGCAGATCTACTCATAAACCTTAACGCAAAATTACCAATAGCTACACATTTTTCAATATTACTAGATCCTGAATTTAAGGCATACATACCAACCGCTGTGTTGTTGGCGCTATTACCGGTTATAAGTGGAAATGCTGAAGCTCCTATTATTGTATTAAAACTAGTACCCAACACTCCTATTCCAGCGTCGTGCCCGAAAACTGTGTTATATTGACCTCCACTTCCTGCAGATGCAGCTTGAAATCCTATCCCTGTATTTTGTGTTCCGGCTTTTACTCCAACCTCTACAAACGAAGGATTAGCACCGTTACCGTTTGATTGTAAAAAGTGACCACTAGTGCCAAAGGGTAAATTAGTTATAGTGTTAGTGTCTGTAAACACAGGTATCGCATACTGTGCGCCCGAGCCATCTATTGATCCTCCTGTCGCAGATACAGTATTAATAATGTCTTGCATTGTATAGATTTCTCTATCAGCTTGAAATCCTGCTGAACCCCTGTCAACAGTGTCTACTGTTGATGAGACTGTGTGAAATTTTTGTGCTATTGGAATTATTGCCATGATTTATTTTTTTATGTTTTAAATATTTTACAAATATACTAATATTTTCCTTGTCTACTTTTGGGGCTTGACTTGGTGCTACCACCTTTTCCGGCCCATAATTTTTTACACGCCCAGTATCTAGCTGTTAATTTTGATTTTGCTGTTCCACACTTATGTCTAGCTCTAAAACTTTTTCTAGCTGCTGCAGAATAATTATGTCCATAACCTTTGGCTCCAAAGTGAATTAGCTTTTCTCTACCGCCCTCACAAGCTTTTACCATTTTCTTTTTACCTGGTCTTGTAGACGGCCTTACTTTATTGCAAGGCATGTTTTTTTTACTAGCCATATTATGCGTTTCTTACTTTTGCAGCTCTAGTGTTAGAAAC